CCAGTTGCGGCTTCACTCTCTGTACTCAGAGCTCCATTGCGCGGAACCCAATATGTATTGAGACCACCTGTCGCTTTCGGAATATCTACATTACCGACAAGTCCTGAAAGAACAGTTGCACCGGCCTGTTTAACAACAAGTCTGTTGCGTAGAAGCTCGATGAAAGATTCTGATTTCAGCTCAGTGCCGATGAGAGCGCCGCCTTTTGCAGCAGTCGAACCGTCAAAGTCGCGCTGACCCTGAACATCGAGAGGAACGAAAACACCCATCGCAGGGCGTCCGAGTCTCTTCTCAATTGCTTCTGAGCATTCGCGCTCGAATTCTGCACCCTTCCAGTCTTTGCTTGCAAGAGCATTGAGCGCTCGCATGAAAGAGTATTCTCTTTTCTCGTTGTCCGAAAGACCGAGATCGGATGCAGGCTTCTGAGTCTGCAAAGGCTTAGCGTTTCTCGCTGAGATTTTCTCAATCGCAATCTTTCTGAATTCATCAACAGATTTTCCTTCATCAATAAAGCATCTTGCTTCATCCTGAAGCCCATACTGCTGACCCATAGCGTTAATTTCGCTGACTCTAGTTCTCTCATCCTTCTGTGCCTGCATTCTGATTTCGTTTTCGTTGACTACTACTGCAGGCTCTTTCTGAGTCTGTGGATTTGTGTCCGGCATTTTTGCCCTCCTGTTTTCAATTATTATTTCGTTTTCTACTCCGTGTTCGGAGCGGCCTATCCCGACAGTAATATCTGCCGGAGCGGAAACGCTTGAAATTTCGTAAGGCTCCCAATCGACAGCCCTGTATTTTTCGTTTCCTTCTTTCTCTTCTTCGAGCACGATCTTATGCACCCGGTAACCAACCGAGACATTGACACGTATCCCGTCGCATATATCTCTATAGATTTCCTCTGCGAGTGATGAGCTTCCAACTCTCACTACCGCGCGCCCTTTGCGCGTCGCAGGATCAATCCAAGCTTTCTCTATTACTCCAATCTGTCTCTTGAGGTCGTGCATATCGAGGAAAGGAGCTTTAGAATTTATCCGGCTGAGCCGGACAGCTCCTTCTGAATGATCAAGAATCTCTGTTCCGTACCATACAGGACACTCGGCTTCTGAGCTGAATGACAATTCAATTGTCCGCTTCTCTTTGTCGATGTTAACGTCTTCAACTGCAATACTGCGGTACATCATTCCGCTTTTCATTTTATCAGGCATCTTCGCCTCCTTCGGTTTTGCTGTTTTTGTTTTTCGGATTATCGAAAACGAGAGGTGATGTCGGCAAAGGTTCGAGAGTTAATCCATATTCTTTTATAAGCGCTTTTTCACGTTTGAGAGTTTCGAGTGTTTCGAGTAAATCTCGACCCGATTCTGCAAGAATGTCAGAAAGTGTTGTGAAACCACACGCGAGAGCCTGCTTGTTTGCTTCGACATCTTTGAGAGGATCGACCCACTGCCAACGACGTCCGAAAAACTGCGGTGCATTAAATTTATCAAATTTATTGAAAGGTAGTTTTACAGCTCCTGTAAGAAGAGCCATTTTGAGCCAACGCTCGAAAATCTTTTCGGCTAAATTCTCAATTCTATTCTGCTGAATAACTTTATAGAAATCTCTTTCTTCAAGAAGACCTGTGCGGCTTGATGTATAGTTTACATTTTCAAGATCACTTCCAAGTGTCGGATAACTTATGCCAAGACCGGAAGCAATGCCTTTGAGCATTTCTTTGTTGAACTGCCCAAAATTGCCATTCGGATGTGTCGGATCAAGCAACTTGGCAGTATATCCTTCCGGTGAAATTCCGACCATACCAGGCTCAAGTTCTTCAATAAATTCGCCTTCATCATTTTTCTGTCCATGAAATTCGCTGTCATAACCCTGTTGACGTTCATAGATCATTGTCTTTGACGCGCCCATTCGCGCAGCGACAACTTCCGCTTCTGCGTAACCGTTAAGATTATGCAGTTTCATTATTGCAGATGCAATCGGCGGATATCCGCGTCCCTGATTCGCGCGGTCAGGTGAGAAAGAATGAATTATATTTTCTGCTGAAATTACTTCATGCTTCGAATGATATCTGTATTCGTTGTCATCCTGCGAAGGTTTAAAATAATAACGAACCGGACGCAACCATTCATCATATTCAATCCCCATACGGACAATATTCCCATTCGGACGAGTATCATTGTATTGATCATCGAGTAGAGATGCATCAATCGGCTGCAGAGCGAAGCCCCACGCATTATCATATCCTTCAACGATGCGGATAATTGATTCACCATCAACTGAGAGTGAATGAATATCAAGACGATATATATCAACGATTGAAAGTCTGTTGTCTGTTGAAGCTTTCTTCCCCCATTTCCGCCATTGTTCTTCTATTATTTTATTCGCATATTCATCAAGTTTTCCGTTCGGGTCTTTCGCGCGATTTTGCAGAGAGTATCCATTCACGCCGACAATATGATTCTTCATCAGATTAACATATCTGCGGACATAATCATTATTGAGCGCAAGCTGACGGGCTTTAGCACGGAGCGGAGCGAGCTGTCCTTTCAGCAGTTTATTGATTGATTCATATTCTCCTTTTAACGAAGAAAGCAGTCTGTGATTCTGTGCGGCAGTAAATCCACGAACATACGCAGAGCGAACCGCAGAAGAAATATCTGCGTTCGTTTTACGTGTGAATATGTTGCGGATTATATTCTTCACATGCTCACCTTTATGTAATTGCCGATGGATATACCTTCAGCAAGATTGTTTGCAATTTTTTCGGAACGGATCTGAGCTTTAAGATTTGAACTAAGCACAAGTAGATCCGGAATCGGAATCTTTGATATTGAGCGTCCGGCGATTGTATAACTGAGCTGATCAGAAGTTGCACGGTTTTGAATTGTAGCTTCAACAGCTTCGAGAGCTTTTTCAGCCCATGACAGAACATTTATTTTGCCAGAATAATCAGGAAGAATATTGACTTCTCCTGATTCAATCAGTTCCCGTTCATCTGTTTTCTCTGCGGATATAAAATAAGCATAGCGGCCAGAAGTCCAAGTCGCAGTTTGCGCAGGCGTTTGAAGAAAATTAAGTGTCTGATTTTCTTCGTCTGCGGTTCCGGTAATGTTGATGTCTGTTTTTCCACGAAGAGAAAGACGGAATATCCATCCCTCAGCAACAAGATATTTGCTGTTTGGTATTGAAAATCTGAAAGTGTCTCCTGCCTGAATGTCCTTCATTTTCCCCGCAAAAAATAAAAAGGGCTGATGTAGAGATAAGAAGAAATTCTTGTTTCTGCATCAGCAGAATTTCGTCATGTCAATGAACATCTATTCAGATTAATTGAGTTTCGTCAATTATTTTTATGAATTTTCACCAGTTCTTACCCCAACCACTTCCACGCTTACGCGAACGAGGCTTTTTATCAGGAATCAGCATTTCATTCGTGTTTTGAGCAGGGAGATTCTTCAGTTTCTCCCGTGTTTTCTGCTGATTTTCAAGTAATGCGCCGATGTTCGGATTCAATATTTCATAAGCTGCAAGATTATAAACGAAAATATCAAGTGCTTCGTTGCGGATTCCGGAAGATTTTTTCACCCATTCGCGATATTGAACGCCCTTTCTATATCGCAGAACACACTTTTCAGAGGTCAACTGCTTAACAAATTCAGCATCAAAACATGGTTTTTTCGGAATGTGGACATAAGAAGGTCCCGGAGTTTCATTTTTAAGACGGGCGTGAATGATTTCTTTGGCTGTGTCTGTTCCGACAGTGAAAAGTTTAACTTTCCCTTTGTTTTTCAATGAAGGTCTTGAGATAAGAGGCTTTCCGGGAGTGTTCGCTCCTTTGATTGCAAAAATTCTTCGAGACTGATTCCGCTTTGTAAAAAAATAAACTTCGTTAGTAAAATGCCCTCCGGAGTCAATGCAAGTGCAAGCAATATGATGAACGTCTCCTGCAGCAGATTCAAAAGACGAATCAAGATACTGAGAGAGTTCATTCCAAACAGCTGTCTTTTCGGGATCGCCATGGAAAACCCTGTAATCGATCCAATAAGTTTCTTTATCCGGACCATAACCTATAACACCGCACTCGAGGCGATCGTCCTGCGTATCAACTGCAGCAGTAAGGAAAAGAACATTATCAGGCACAGGCGCAGATCCGTAGTCTTCAAGACGTTTAAGGAGTGAATCTTCTGGAATTTCTTCGCCTGCATCGTCTTCCCATGTCTGACCGAGCCAAGTATTTACAAATGTTTTAAGCTTTTGAGGATCGTTTTTACATTCAGTGAACTCTTTAGCAATGTGAGCCCAAGTAGAATTCGGTGAAAAAGAATATGCCGACCATATAAAAAAGCCTGCATGTCCAGTAAATTCTCCCTCAGATATCCATTCTCCATTCTCAATCATCCATCTTTGATGCTTAAAATCAATCGGCTTCCTGCAATGAACGCAAATAAATACCGGCTTCTGCACAGTCCCGTGTTTAGAAAAATCAAGATTCGCAAATTCAAGCTTTTGTTTTTTCTGACAGTGCGGAC